TAGTAATTCAAACCGTCTTACAAGTGGCATCTTTCTTGTGAATGGGTCAGGGTCTTGCATTAGCCAGTTTAAGGTAGCTGACGCCCTCTCTATTGAATCCCAAGTTGCATCTTGTAGAGAATTAGGTTCAAGACCTGAAAGCATCTCTATGCACCTTCTTTGTGCGTTATACGCATCAGTCTCTTTTTCATACATTGCCCACAGCTCCATGTATTGTCCAACTGTGATTTCACTAAAGTCGTCAGGTAATGTTACTTTCATTGTATTGTATAGCTTCCAGTTTTTCTTAATAGCTTGTTAAGACAAATATAGCGTACTGCGTCCACTGCGTGATTCCAATTGTCAACTGGAATTGGCAACGTCCTATTGTTTTTATCTGTCTTCCATTTATAGTTTCTAAACTCCTTTTGTACGTTTAGGCTAGTGTCCTTTATAAATAGCTTATGCCTGCGTAAAAGGTCTATGCCTATGCGAATTGAGTCAGCACCCTTTTTAGCTGGCTTAATATTAAAGCCCCCTCTATGTATTTCGTGAATGGCTTTTGGTTCTGCTGAGTCTGCAATAATTTCTTCATGCCTTGTTATTCCAATCTCACGAAATTTAGCCATGATGTCTGTATTAGTTAAACCACCAGAATATAGAAATTCTTCAATGTATAATTCATTGCCACGAATCCAAACTTTTACTAATGCCGTAGGGTCAGAACTAAACCCCCAATCTATGCCCCAAGCTACGGGCTTACATTCTTCAGGTAGCTCGGTGTATATACTGCTTTCAAAAATAGTTGCCCTACTCTTGCCCCTCTCACCTAATCCGTAAATTCTCCAATAGTCTTCGTCTGTTGTTTTCAGTAACTCAATCTCAGAAATAATGTCTTTATCTAAAAATGGGTTATCTAGGTATGTGCTTTTAAAAAATGTACAATCTTCTCTTGGAATGATTTCGTCATATATCCAATGAAATTCGTCACTTGGGTTGTAGTCCATAATAATCTTAGACATCTCACCTCCCGTTCTAAGTGAAATTTGTCTGTACGTTTCAAGTGACAGCTCGTTAGCCTCATTCAAAAAAGCTATATTTCTTTTAGCTCCACGTAATTTTTGGGGCTGGTCTGTCGAAATAAACTCCCACATATTACCAAATAGATTGTATGTGTTTTCGGTCTTGTTATGGTCACGCTCATCATACCAGTCTTCATTGTGTAGTATCGTTAAGAAGTCCCTATAAACTGACGCGCGTAAAGACGGGAAACTTTTTCTTATTACGGTAATCACTAAACCTGCATTTCTATTCTCATAGCATAGAGAGCAAAGCACGTTTAAAATAGACCACGTTTTACCTGACCTTGTGCCACCTTGAAAGCAGGCAACTCTTGTTTCACATCCTATAAGGTCGTAGTATGTTTTAGGCTGTTGCATTAATAGATTAAATACCTTATATTTGTATTAATTAATCATTAAATAAACACAATGGAAAATCTAAAAGACAAGCTAGACAGCCTAGCAGAAGACACACACCAAATCCTAAAAGCACACAAAAAAGGTGTATACCAAATCGAGAATAGTGAACTAGCTGAATACTTAGAAGACCAAATTGCCCTTGAACGCATAGCGTCTTTATTTACTACTGCAATGTACATCTTAGACAAGAGAGGAAAGTAATCTAACATTAAAATCGTAGTATGTTTTAGGTTGGTCTGTCATTCTTAAACCATGATGGGGGTTTAATTGGTTCGTTTATTTTTAGTTCCGTTTCAGACTGCTTTGGCATAAAGTAAGGCAAGAGGTTTGTGTAAGCCTTTAAGAATTTTTCAAGGTCTTGCTCAATTAGAATATCTAATGCTTCTGATACGTGTTGCATTTTGCCCTTCATCATAGCATCAAACATTTCCTTTTGTGAGGTTGTTACCTTATTCTTAACCCCTTTGGGTCGTCCTTTTAAATTTCCTGACTCACCTTTTTTATATGCCATATCACTGTATTTTACTGTTCTTTTCAGTGGATTTGTCTAAGTTACAAATTTTTCTTAGCCATCTACCTATCTGTTTTTGTGTTGGTGCGTAGCTATTAATGGGGTCTATCTTATTCATTTCGTACCTCCACCACACTACATAGTCAGCTTCTTCGTAACAATAGCCACAAAGATTATCTTCTCTTACTTTCATACCACAGCAAGAACTTCTTAATTCGTCTTCTGAATAATTATTAAAGTCTTCTTCCATACCCTTCTGACATTCTTTCAAAGAAAGTTTTGTGCCTATCTTTTAGTGTGTACTTAGCTACCGAAGTAGTTGAACCCCACCGTGTTTTCACTTTTACATCTGAGGTTGTTATATTGTAACCTTCTTTGCGAAGTAGGCAAACGGTAGCTGCTAACCTTGTGTTGCCTAAATCTCTAATTGCTTCTAAAGACGTTATAGTATTATGGTCTTCAAAGTATTTTAATAGTCTTGTTTTGTGTGAGCTTTTCATATTAGTCTTCATTTATTTTATTTTTTAAATGTTGTATTATCTTTTCTGTTTTTTGCTTGTAGTATTTTTTAAAATCTCCCTTTTCCCCTTCTTGCCTCCATAGTATAAATAGAACATTACGCATCCTTTGTGACTGTGACTTTGGTTCATCGTAAAGGTCTAAATCTATATTGTCTAATTCTGCTATTTCTACACCGTTCATATTTTCCTCCCCTCTAAAATATAGAACCCCAAATTGGTCTAGTGTCTCGTCTATATTCATAACCTCTGAAGAAGTCTTTTCTTGTGTTATAAACCTCAACGAAATGGTTCTGTCTTTTCGTCTGGTGTACCCATCTAAAATTGCAGGCGTTAATATTTTACTCATCGCATGATGCTTCGTATGCCTTTTGTAGTTCCAACATTCTACCTTCAACACAAGGTCCACAATTTGTTTTCTTACTCATCTTTTTAAATGTTCTAAAGTAAAGGTCAATGACTATTTGCTGGACACCTCTATTTAAAACGCCTTTGTGTAAAGCTGGTGAAAGTGTTTCTTCCCACAGTTTCTTATCCTCATCACTTAATGGATTAAAATAAGCAAAGCGTTTATTAAGATAAGCCTTGCGTTTTCCGCAACCACAGTCGTCACCTGCTATTTTAGTCACTATGTCTTTTACTGCTTCTGGTATTATATTTTCAATAGTATCACCTAATCCTTTTTCTATTTTCTTTGAGGTGTTCTTTCGCGGTTTTGATACTTTTGTAGAGCGTATTTTTCGAGATTTCTGTGGCATCGGATAATGTTTTTAATGAATGTGAATGTAAATAATATGACTTAAACACTTCAGCGTCAAACCATCTAATTTCTTGTAAGATACGAAAAACATCTTCAATTTGGTTTTCTATGTCTATTTGTGTTATTGTGTCTGTTGAGTCTTCAATAGCTTTTAGAATTTCAATTGGGTATTTTCTGGCTAATTTTTCATTGTGTTTTTTATATTTATAGTAGAACCTCGAAGATTTGCTAAATCCACAAATTGCCATAGACCTACACATATAGCTCATCAGTTCATTTCGCTTACAAATTGGTTCGTATTTTTCTTCGTTTTCTAAATATGATAAGATTAAGTCATTTAATAAGTCGCCTGCGTAATCTTCACCAACATACCGTTTAGATACATTCAATAAATAATCATAGTTTTCTTCTATAAATTTATTTACGCATCCCACAAGTCTTTGTATTTTTTGGTGTACAACTCTTGCATCTGTATTATTTCGGCTGTGCTAAATTTACGTGTCTGGTTACTCATTTGCACTATCTTTTCTGCTGTTCCCTCGCCATAGTCTTGGTCTAACCTTCTACCGTATGCCCAACTCATGCCTTGCATAAACAAATTGCATTTTGGACATTGGGGTTTACAATTGTACAAATCGTTTTCTTCATCGTATAACCACCTTGTAGAATATTTTGCCCTTGTAACAAAATGCCCGTTGTGTAATTGACTAGGTAATTTCTTACAGCCACACGTATAACATTCTTGAAGTCCGTCTTTATCTAAGTTACTAAACCTCACATATTTACTTAATGCTTTATCTAGCTTTTTTATTTCTTTGGACCTCTTTACCACCTTACAATAATACGATTTTTTTGTCAATCATTAGCATCCATTTTTCTTTTTAGTCTTGTGCCTGCTCTGTCAAAATCACGTTTAGGTGGTGCTTCTTCTAGAACATCCTTTAGAAATTCACCTAGTGGTTTGTAATCACTAGACCTTTTTAAATCTGACACATCCCAATCATGTTTCTTTTCAGTGTGGTAACGTTCCATTATTTCTGCCCTTACTTCACCTTCATACCTGCATATAAATTCTAAAATTTCTGGTGTCTTTAAACGCTCATAAAGTTTACCAAATTTTCCTTTACGAATCATATTAAAACAAGTACGGATTTCTTCTAGCTTTATAGTTGGATGGTCTTCAACTATTGCATTACAACAAAAGATAAGTTCTTCATCACCTGCTATTGTTGTTTTGGCATCTAGCTCTTTTATTAGCCTACCTACTTCTGACATAATCCAACCCCGAACCATAGCAGGGTTTTCTTTTATAGCTGTACGAATATTTGTGCCCTCCTTCCATGCTTTTTCTGGTGTAAGGTTTAGGCTTTTATCCTTCAGTAACAAAACGCTCAAGGGCGTTAGGGTTGAAGTTGCCTTTGTTAAATCCTTTTGCTCTGTTTTCATTTGTGTGTTTTAGTTTTCTTCTTTTCCAATTTCTTGCGGTTGCTTTCCAATCCTTTATAGAATTACCGCCTTTTAATTTCCAACCCGTTTGTTCATACCAATCATAAAATTTACTTGCCTCTTGCGAATCTAGTTCTAATTCTTTAAAATATTCTAAGCACTCGCCTTCTGTTGTGGGTCGACCTATCTTCTTTGTATTATTAGTTGAATTAGTACTTGTATTAGTATGCCTCACTGTGGTGAGGTTAGCAGCCTCATTCTGGTGAGGTGAGTACCCACCCTCTAGTGAGGTAGCTAACCGTAAAATGCGACGTGTTCCATTGCCAAAACTTTCACGTTCTCTATATACATACCTCATTTTTACCAAACCCCTTAAAGCCTTTTCTACACCACTTTCAGAAATTTGTAGATGTTTAGCCAAATGGTCATTAGAAACAAAACACGGCAAATTGTTTTTAGTAAAACTATCAATCTCTATAATCATTAACTTTTGTGTCCAAGTTAAATCTTTGTTTAAATATATTGTGGACGGAACCCACACCCCTTTGAAATTCCTTTTCATAATTTGTATTTTCTTTCACCAGTTTTTTTATTTAGTTCTAAACCTATTCTATCTATTTCATTGCCGTATTGAGCGTGTTTAATGTCTTTAATATCCGTAGCTATATACATGAACAACAAATATTTTCTAAGCCTTTTAAGGTCTTCTATGCTATCCTCTGAGAGCTTTAACATCTTCTGCACGTTCTGTTATCATATTAAGTAAGTCGTCTGGTTCTGTATCTGACCACTTAGACAATTGAGGTAAGTACATAAACAACCGTTTCGGGTCTGTATTATACCATCTATTTACAGTGTTTTTACCTAATCCTAACGCATCATTCAATTTTGTATGCGTGCCAAATTTAACTTTAATCCATGTACCTAGTGTCATTGTTCTAATTTTTTTATTTGTTTTAATAATATATTAGCAAAAACCCGAACCCTTTCACCATGTTCGTGAAAAGTACAATTGTCTTTACTAACGTGTTGTAATGCCTGACCCATTGCCCACATCTTTAAATCTAAATTTTCAATGGGCTGGTCTAGTTCATACTCAACTGGTGAGTAGTCGGGAAGGGTTGCTTTCATCTTTCCCATTAGAATGGTAATTCGTCTTCACCTGCCATTTCTGAAGCCCACCTAGCTTTGACTGCATCGTCTTGGTGGAATTTAGGAAAAGTGTCACGGGCGTTTAAAATAGTTTCAGCAAGCACACAAGCATCTTTCATATACTCAACTACTGAATCTTGGTTTCTAGCTGGCAAAGAACCCATCATAGAAATGGCTTGACCCATTGCCCATGAACGTTCTATAACAACACTTCTGTCATCACCAACTGTAACCGACTTTTTAGAATACTTACCTTCTGCATCAGGCTTTCTTACTTTGCCCCACGAACCATAACTATTAGTTCCAGCTATTTCATATTCAACTTCGTCTCCAATAGAAAATGGTGAGTCTGCTGTCTTGTGGTTAGCACTAAGTTCTACGTCGTTATCAAAAACATAAAGCTGTTTGAATAATCTACCGTGTTGTCCGTCATAATGACCGTTTCCCGTAATGTGTTTAATTTTTGCTATCATAATTTATTTGTTTAAAATGTTTTCTTCAACTGTTCTTTCTAAATTTTCGTAACCTAATTCACTAGACAAATCGTCTGCAATATTTGTGATGTCAATTACGTGTTCCTTTATGTGAAGTTCTATTTTTTGAACTTCGTGACCTGAAGGGTCTTTTGGCTGGTCGTAATCCACAAATGAACCTTGACCCCAACACTCATAATGCACTTCTATGTGCTTATCTTTTTCTAACTCTATGGTGAAACTATCTTTCATTGTCTTAGTTTTTGTCTAAGTCAGAAAAATTGTCTTTTGAATTTTGCTCTAATTCAGAACGTATTTTACTGCTTTCTTTACTGAAATAATAATCTTCATAAAAATTCAAACCTTCTTCTACTTTTTTAATACCTTTTATTTCTTCTTCTAAAATCGCTTTTCTTTCTAATATTCTTTTATTTAACTCAGCACCTAGTGCATTGTAAAAATCTTCTAATTCGTAAATCGAAAGGGCGTCTACAATACCTTGAAACTCTATTTTGTAATCTTCCATTATTTCTTTTTTATTGGTTGGTTATCAATAACTTTTTGAGCAATTTCGTATGCCTCTAACTTTAGCCTATATTCAACTAAACGTTCTTCGTGCCACTTGATATTGTCCTTAGAGTCCTTAATTAAATCCTTTATACTATTCATCATTCGTTTATTTGTTTAACGCAAATATAAGGTATTTAATCCATGTAACCTAATTAAACCAAAATATTGTGCATAGAAAAAGGGCAACCCACGTTTGGACTGCCCTTCATTCTTAACCAAATAGCTTAATTATGCGTCTAAGCTAATGCAATATAAAACTAAAACCCCCAACAAATTAATGTCAGGGGAAATAGTTGAATGAAAAACTATTGTATAAAGCAAAGGGAATACCTCACACCTTGCTAATTTAAGGCTTTACTATCCTATCTACAAATGTTAACGGTTCTTTCTACTTTTGCCCATAACAATAGCTTGCAATATGCGTGTAAGTATGTTGACGATTTTGTCGTCCTTAGTTGTTTCAGTTAATGCTGTTAGTGTTCCAGCAAATGTTATTACTGCAAGGGCAATTTCTGCCCAATGGTTTATTAAAAACTCCATGTTATTTATTTTTTAAAAATGAAAATTTATCTTGTACTTGAAAATTTGGACACGTCTTTGTTGAATACTCATTGTGTCCATGTATTGTTAATTTACCAAAAACCGTTCTTAAACAATCTACTAACTTAATAAAAGCTATTTCTTGTCTCATGGTCATGGTGTCTTTAGTTTCTTTTGTTTCACTATCCAACCCTCCCGAATATGCTACACCTATTGAATCAGCATTTTCACCTCTTGTATGCGCACCTTGTTGTGTTACGGGTCTACCTTCTTCTATCTGTCCGTCTTGGTGAATTACGTAGTGATACCCACAGTCTGAAAAGCCTCTTTTCTTATGCCACTTCCGTATGGTTGCAACGTCTATAAATGACTTGTCATAGGTAGCGGTGCAATGTAATATGATTCTTTTAAAATCTCTCATCTAATCGTAATAACCATTATATGTCTTCAAAATCTGCTCCGTACATTACTTTCTATTCTTTCTATGAGTAATAATACCCTCTATGTTTAACCAAATTAAAGTAATACCGCCAACAACTCCGAGGGTTAAAGTTAGGTGTTCACTAACCATTCCCCAAGACCATCCTGCCCAAAGGAAATTTATGCCCCAAAGTTTTCCGTTGTCCATTATACTGTGATTGAGTAGTAAGTCGTATAAATAGTCATTGACCACCCTCCATTGAAAACATCATTACACCACGCTTGTAATGGTTTGTTTACTGGTGAGGCTGGATAAGCGTTTCCGAAACCATTAGCAAATGGAGTACAAGATATTGTGTGTGTTCCACTTGATAGGCCGTTCATAAAGTCACGGATTCCATTAAAGTAATCGTTAGAAACGGAGGTAGCGGCGTCCCACCCCACTCGCATATCGTCCGATGAACTTTCGTTAGGACTTGCCCAAGTAGCAACAAATGTAACGCCAACGGGTACGTGAATCTTTCCCGCTTCAGCCGCCACCAAAGTAATCGGGGTATCATCGTACTTCATCGCCAACACCTGGGCGTTTGATACCGTAGTTTCTACTTGCGTAAGTATGCCAGCTCCACCGCCTCCCGTAAGATTGCTAACTTGAATTTTTTTACTTGTACCTGCTGGTCCTCCCGTTGTGTCCCCTACATCTACAATATGCAATACGTCGGTACTCGCTGGTGCTACTGCTAGTTCTGTTAAGTCTGTTACTTTTGTTGGCATCTATCTAAATATATACGAAGTTTAAGAACGTTCTTATGTGTTGAAATACTTGACCCCAACCGCTTGCGCGAAGGCTTTGAGCTGGTTGTTGTCTGTGATTCTTGGGTAGACGTTGAGTCCACCGAAGTAGTTCCGTCTTGAAGGCGTGATGTCTGCACCAGTGTTTTGATTATATTCTGGAAATGATGAAGTGTTAAAGTTAAGATATTCTATTAATCTTTCGCGGTAAAACATAGCAATTTCTTTTGATTGCTCAACTACACGCTTTATGTCTGTCATGCTTGCAGACGTTCCTTGCTCACTAGAATTGACAATTACAGAATTATTTGAAAACCGTAAGCGCACAACATAAGCAACTTCACAAAATGCAAATTGAACTAAAGCAGGCTGTATATAATCTTCTAACAAAGTTTGATAAGCACCCGAAACTGTGCCAGCCTCTATTTCTGCTTTTAGTTTGTTATCTAATTGTGTGCCTAAGACGTTTAAAATCCAACGGTCTTGGCTTATGCGAATGTAAGGTTGTAGCAAATTGTCGTCTACCGTACTACCTAAAGCGGTATCGCGTTTCAAAATTGAGCTAGATATGAATAAAGTGTTTGCCATTAGTTTACTGCTTTAGGGTATAGAATTGAACCTCTGTCGGGCATATCAATCGGTGCTTCCGTTTCATACCCTTCGTTTACCACGTATGGGTTGTCACCTACTCTACGCATTACTGCATCGAAGTCACCTTGAATTTCTTGTTCTTGGTCAGTAAACTCAAAAATCTCATCGTTAGGTGCGTAAATAAAAATGTGTCTTTTAAATCCATGACGACAAAAGCAACCACCTTTATATTTTAGCAAATCGTATTTACCTCCTGAATGTGCAAAGTTACCATTAACCCCATCTTCTGACATTTCTTCAATATCTTCATAACGATACATAGCACCATCACTTGCCAAGTCCATCATAACTTCACAAAATTCTCGGCTTTTATAGTTTGGGTCTACTGGTGGGGTTTTAGCATTTTCAAAATAGCTATAACGAATTGCAAATAGATAGCCCTTTGGACTTATTACGTCATAATCTGAATCCATTTCGTAGTCTGCATATCTACTTGGGTCACCTTCCATTTGAAAAGCTCGGTGCATTTTCTTATATGAATGAAAAGTTTTATCTTCTTCGGTGTTAGTTACGTCTTCACTTTTCCAAAGTACATAACCCTTTGGTGGTGGTGAACTACGTTCAGACAAATGAGCTAACCACGCTTCACCTTGTTCTTGACTTATTCTGTCTGGGGCTTTACTTAGTTGCGTTTCGGTTTGTTCTTCTATAACCTTTTCTTCTTCTTTAACTTGTGCAATTGCATCAGCACCTTTTGTAAATAGGGCTTCAGCTACTTCAGGTGTGAATTGTAACATCTGAACTAAGAAAACTTTTGCTTGTTCTTCAGTAAGTAAACCCTCTTGTACTTTAACTAAAATATCTAAACCCGAAGTAATTTGCGCACCATTGTATGACGCATCTTTAGAAGTGGTGTCAGCACCTCCCGTAGCCCCAAATAAATTATCTACTTTAATAAACGAAGCAGGTTTTAAAGCTGTAAAGTATAAATCTAACGTTATAGAACTAGCTGCAAAGACGGGTCTTAAACCGTCTAAAATTAACCTTTGCATAGGAAGTACTACCGTGTTGTAGAAAAGGTCATAAGCGTCCTTCATTTCTTCTGCATTAGACCCAAATCCTCCACCCTCAGAACGTAATCCAAATAACAAGGGGCTTGTGCATCTATGACCAGACAGTATTTTAATAGATACTTCTTTACTCAAATAGTCAAAAACTTGGTGTGCATCACTTACACTAAAACTTTCAACTGTTGGGGCGTTTTCTGCTGAGTCGTTAAACGTCATTAAAATTTTTCCAGCGTTACTAGCAGAACCAAACTTGTTGTAGATAAGTCTTTCTAATTCTGCACGTTCTTCTTCTGTTGGAACTCCGTCGTTAAAAGACAAAATAGTGCTTGGGAAAAAGCCGTTGTTAATTGAATTTAAGTGATACTCACCTAGTGCTGCATCTACCTGAATATAATTTTGTGACCCTATATAAGAAGGTAAACCATAGTAAAAACTTAATGGGTTGTAAGTCTTTATATGAAGTATCTGACTAGCTGCTGTTCTATCTGAAGTATTAAATGCTGGTATTGCTTGGGGCTTCTCATTATTTGCCCAATTTGTTTTGTGGTAAAATATGTCAACATGGTCTTCATCGTTAGCAACCCCACAACGAATTGTTGCCGAAGGGACATGGTGAATTTTACTTATAGTAGAACGGTCTTGTGACCAAATAATATTAAAGTAGCAATTGCCGTACAACTCAAGGTCAAAAGCACATCTTTTTAAAGCATCTTTGTCACTAAAAATTTCATTTACTTTTAGCCACTGCTCTATGTTATTATCTTTAGATACTGCATTTAAACCCTCGCCATAAATCATTTGTGAAATACCATTTACTATGGCACTATGAATACTTGAGCTAGAATAAAGTTCTTCTAAATAATGTGGGTAGAGGTTGTCAGAACCCATGTCAATCCACTCTTTATTCTGAGACTCTCTAAATTGAGGTGTTACACTGCTAGTGTAATTTAATACATTGAAAAACTTCTTATTCATTTAATATATACGTTGTATGCTGTTTCATCGTCAGCGGTGTACGCTTCATAACTAGATTCTTTAAACGCTGGCACACTAGAAATAAATGCTAGTCTAGTTGCCATAAGAATAAATGGTGACGCATGGTCATTAAAAGTTACAATATACAAACCTTCTTCTACCTTTGGGTTCGGGGTTGGATAAAATGCAGGCAAAGTAATTCTTGTAAAACGACTATTATTACTTATAGCTGGCACGTTTGATTGCGTGTAGCTTTCATTAGTTAGTTGGTTTGTAAAAACAATATCAAGGGTCATCCCTTTAATAAAACCATCTAATTTGAGGTACACATCTTGCGTTGCGTTTAAGTTGTTTATCTGTATCACATTAATATATATAAAGTAAATGTAATTGTTTACAATACAGTGGGCTTTTGTGTAGCTATTCTTTTTTTACCTAGCTCCATAGGTACATTTATACAAGTATGATTTCCTAGTATGACAGCAACCCCCAAAGCCTGCTTACGAAAATGTTTAGCATACTGTAAAGCATAGGCATCCCTATCAATTAAACATCCAACTTGACAGCCAAAAATTTTATAGTTCGCTCCAACAAAATATTCAGTGTACATCTGTGTGTGTATGTGACCCTGAATTGTAGACATTAGGTCGTTTTTTGCTTTTGTTCTAGCTGTCCCACCCTCGCCATGTACAAACTGTATATTGTCAATTACAAGCCGTTCGGTCCAAACCCAGTTCGGGGTATCTAAAACGTCATTGTAGTGTTTAATCCACTCTCTTGGAATACCACCACTAAATGCTTTCCTTGCTACTATACGGTCATGGTTGCCTATAATTACCGTTGCCTTTGGAAAAGCCTTATACCATTTTGCTACGTGCTTTTTAGCTAAATTTAATTCAGCACCTGCTGACATTCCATTGGGGTCTGACTCATGGTATGAACTAGCACTTGAGTCAATTACGTCTCCAATGAAGATAACCATGTTACAGTTATACTTTGCATACGTCTCCTGAGCGTGTTTTAAGGCTCTAGGATGGTCGAACGGGCAATGCAGGTCCCCCACTACCATGATGCGGTTCTCGTCGCTTGTAAGGTGTTCAAAAGCCTTTAAACGGTTTCCTGACAATCTGGGTCTACTCATGTTTTTAAAACAAAAAAGGGACAGCCGAAGCCACCCCTTTTCTTTTTTTATATTTATATGTTATTATGCAGGTGTAACAGTTGAATTAGTTACATTGTCTAGTGGGTAGTTAGCCACACCTACCGTTCCTGCTGTTGCTAGGAAAATAGGGTTTTGCTCACGTGCTGTAAAGTCAATAGTAAATCCGTTAAGGTCGCCATAAGCTACACCCGTTTGGATATTTCCACCCGTTACATTACACCCAAATTCAGCACCCAATAACCAACACTTTAGATTATTATCAAGAACCCAAATATTTGGTCTTCCTTGACAAAGTTCTTTAATGTCTGCAATATCCGTTACTGTTAACTTTTGAAAAGTACATGACAAAACTTGCTCGAAGAACGTAGTTCCGCTTGCTGGGTCAGCCATGTAATTAACAACTAAGCTAGATAGCTCTGGACGTAGTTCAAACTCGTAAAAAGTTTGTGCTGCGATTGCTGTAACTGTATTAGCGGTTTCTGCCCAATCTGTTTGAGTAACCATATCTTTATAGTTACCAATATAGATAGCCTTAATACCTCCTAAACTGTCCTTACAATCTACTATTCTACCGCCGTCAATTTCACAAGCCATGATTTTTTCAATTTAAAGGGTTAAACAATTAGTCAGTTATAACTGCGTCGTAAGCACCTACAACAACGTCTGCTGGAATACCTACCTGCATACCTAAACCAAAACGCATTGCAATTTTAACTTGGTCTGAACCGTCGAACTGCCATGCGTCAATGTACTGAGCTGTGGTGTAATCTGTCATAAGGTTAGAACCTACAACTAGGTTTTCTTCGTATGTCAATACAAGAGCATCGTCAAACATTCCAGGACAAACGTGAATTGGAACACCTAAGTATTGCAACGTGTCAAACGCTTGGTTAGTAGATTGTAAGTTTACACCTTGAGAATCACCAGAATTAGCCATAGCGTGCATATATGTCCCTGCTGTTTTAGGTGAACAATAGAAAGCTACATCTGTACGGTTTAAAATAGCTGGGCAACTTGCAACAGCTTTTTGGTAAACTTGGTTAAAAGCACCCGTAGCATCAAGGATTAAACCAGTATTAAATCCTAAAGCTGTAACAACTTGTTCGTTAGTAACTGGGGCAGCACTTGTACCGCCTGCTGCTAAAATAGAAGCACGGTAGCCAGCGTTATCAAACGCTCCGTCGTTAGATAAGAATCCTTGTGGTAAAGTTGTATCAATACCCTGCCAAATTCCTACCTCTACACCTTGTGCTGTATATCCAGCAACCGTAGCCATAGAAAAGTTTACAAACTCTGGCGAGCCTGCTGTCATAGTTTCACGTGCGCCAGTCATTCCTGCCCATGTAGGAAGAAGTGTCTTACGACATAGTGCCTCCATAACCGCAAGGTCAGTAAGTGTTAGAACTCTTTCACCTAATGTTAGAGAATCGGTATCGTCCCAAGCACAATTTGCAGGTACAATAGTACCCGTTGAAGTTAGGCTAGAAATTACTGCTTTGCTTTGGATTCCGTCAATTTGACGTACAAAACCCTTTTGCAAAGTATCAGCTAGTTTAAGAGCTGGTGCAACAAATGGTGCTGCGTGTACACCTGCGTAACTTGTAGCAGGGCTTACGGTTGGTCCTTGTCCGTCTGCAAACTTGCGACGTACAGAACTGTTTCTTAGTTTTGGAAGATTGTTCATTATTTTCCGTAGTTATTAATCATGTCTAAAGCCTGCGAAGTTGACTTGCCTAGTGTCTTAGTTCCTACTTCAGCACTTGAGAAATTCTCTTGCTTCATGTTAGGGGCGTTTCTTAATCCAGAAGCAGCAGGTGACGCTCCTAGTTCTCTAAGTTGCTTGCGCAACTCAATGTTCTGACGACGAAGACGACGTGTAGCTCTATGCTGACGTGCTTCGTTCTTTTCTGTTTCGCTCATCTCTCTACGTGCTGGACGTGTTGAGCGTGCGTTATTGCTACGACGTGAACGTCTAGCAAATTTTGCGCGTCTTTGACGACTCGCTTCTACTTTTTCTTCTACTTTCACTTCTTCTGTGATTTCTTCGCCTCCACCTGCATCAATTAAATCCATAGCCATTGAGTGCACTGCTTCAGCTTGTTCTGCTGACAACCCCATGTCAACTAAAAGGTTTACAAATGCTTCGTGTTGGTCGGGGCTTTCCTCCACGTTTTCTTCAGTTACTGTTGTTTCTTCTTCAACAACAACTTCTTCTTCAAATTTATACTTACTCATACTTATATATATAGGGTGTTTATTTCTAGTAACTCCAACGTGCTTCGTCTAAGGTTTCTATGAAAACTTCGTAGTCTATTAACCTAAGATTACTGGGTCGCATTTCTTCAAAGATTACTTCAGCACGTTCATATTCTTCGTTTAGTACCGCTTCTTCTATTATGTCTATTGCATGAATCCAAGTTTGGTCTGCACCGTAGTCTTCACGAAACTCACTTAGAATAGCAAAAAGTTCTTCTTGTGGTGTGTTATTCCAAACGTTCCAAATACGATTGATTAATGGATTCATCTTTAAGTTGTTTTAATTATCCGAAATAAGAACCCATCCACTCTAATACCGAAAAATGGGCGTTCTCTTCGTCTCTCCACGAAGGGTTGGACTCAGGTAGCTCTTCACTTCCTCGTAGTCTTTTTAGAAATTGCGAACACTCTTCTACTGCTTCTTGAAATATTCGGTCTGTAACCCAATCGTATTCTCCTTGTCTGTTGTCAGGGTTCACATAAATTTCGTAATGCAAAGCCTCGTCTACTAAATCATATATCCAATCTGTCATCTTTAAGTTGTTTTAAAAGGGTAATCCCATATCAGCGTCTACACCATAATCAATTAATAATTCTATTATTTCAAATACTTTTTTAGCAGACAAACCCTCAAAGTATATTGCACCTTCATAAGCGTTGCTTTCAATTACATCGGTAATAAAATCACCATACAAAGCATCTTCTATTAATCCAACTGCAAATTCTAAATCTTCTAGGGGTACTGTTATATTTTCCATCTTTAAGTTGTTTTATACTAAGAAAGCCAATAGGCTTCTGTCGGTTGTACCCCCCATAGTTACTGCTTTACACAAGAAGTCCGTAGACTCGCCTGCATTTAATTTAAAAGGGAAGGTATTGTTAGCAATATCAGAAGCTACTAAAAGAAACTCTAAGGTTACATTAACACCTAAGTTTGCGGTTGCTACGACAAGTGAAAAACTCTGACCGTTTTCCGTAAACAACAGAGCATCACCATTTGCATACCCTGACCCTTCATTAATTATCTGTATATTTTCTAAAGCACCTGCTGCACTAATTGAGAAGCCTACTTTAAAACCCGTTCCTGCATTATTTGTTTGTGGAGTATAAACAAAGTAACCGCTTTCTGCTGGTGAGCCAGCTACGACCATAGAACCAACACCCTTATTAATTCCCGTTGCGTTTACATCGTCTACTATTGTAGAGACTGTCATGCCTGCAATAAAATTATTACCTTCATCAACTATGGTTGCTGAACCTATGTCACCTGCTGTTGCAACTATTATAATCGTCGCATTTCCATCACCTCCTATAATATCAGTGGTTTCACTAATGTTACCAGAACCGTTAAATCTTCCCGTAGTTAAACCCACAAGAGAACTTACTATATCCTTATTATTAGAAAATGGATTAAAAACCTTATTATCTACCGCTGGGCTAATTGTAAGGTCTACGGCAACAGCATTGTCGTTATGTAGTCGTAAGTTAGACGGTAATGTTTGTACACCATCCGATGCTTTTATTGCTGAATAATATTTATATGCGCTCATTTTTTTTTTTATTAGTTGTAACCGTAATCGTAAAGTAAATCTTCTAACTCACTTGCTACTCTTGTAACGTCTTTTCTTGCTGCTCCGTAAGCTTCTGCCCAAGCCACTACATCGTTTTGAATCCTGAAAGAAACTCCTAAGTCGTCTAAGTTATTAAAAGCATCTTCTACTAAACCACTGTCACCTTCGTCTATGGCAAATACTAATTGCAATAGGTAAGTAAATTCTTCTGAATTTTTATCTATCATATTCTTTTTATTAAGCTCATTAGTTAGCGTGAAAATTTACTTCTACGTGACCGTCTCTATCTACTCCTGCTTCCATATACCAACCACTATTTCTTTCTATAGAATCAAGTTCAGACATTAATCTGTCTAAATCATTATCTGCTATAGGTATGTATGAGTCAATTCTAAGGTAAGAATCACTTACTGTTTCAAAGTCCCAATCTCGTCCACGTAAACCTACCTCAGCTTCAAATGCTTCAAAAATTCCGTCAAAGACAATTTCCCAGTCGTATTGATAATCGTTCATATTCTTTTTATTAGTAAGGTCTAAAAATGTGGCCGTCAATTTCGTAATAACCTTCAGCGTCTAGATTGCGTTCTATTTTCTTAACGTCTTGATACTGAGCTATGGTTTCTTTTCCTAGTTGCTCAAAGCCTCCTAACATTTCTATATACCATTCGGCTAAATCTTCGTCTCGCATACTGGTTATCTCTTCAGCCTCTTCGTGAGAGTAGTCCCAATCACTTAGCATATTATCTATGTCCCAACTTAATTCTTTACCAAACCATTCATAGTCAAAACTCCATTCGTAAAAGTCAGGGTTGTATAATTGTTCGTCTACTAAGTATTGTGCGAAGTCACGCATATTGTCGTGGTGTCCTTCGTAAGCGTTTTCTAAAACGTCCTCTAGTTGTTCTATACCCCAACCCCATTTAATTAAATCTGACAGAGCTTCAGGTGATATTCCGTATTCTTTAGATAGGTCAAAAAAGTTATTCCAAGCCTCCCATACGTCTTCTTTTAAGAAGATACCGTAAGCTGAAGACTCATCAATATAGTCATAGTCTACAATCTCATAGTCAGCAAAGTTTAGCTCGTCTAGCTCCTCTTGAAACTCGTCTGCCCAATCTCTATAAGAACGAGCTATCAACGGTCTTTTCATTACGTCTACGCTGTCTCCATTCATAAGGTATACCCTATACCATATAACTATATCGTCTTTTTTCATTTTAATTTCCGTATTTAGTAAATATCTACGTCGTAACCATTATCAAATAGCAATCTCATAATGTCATCTGATGCCTGTCTTGGCGAATCAATAATAACATCAAAACTATTTTGATATACATTTACATCTTCAAACCATAAAAGGTCGTCAAAAAAACTTGCTATAATTTCATAGACTTCCTGAAAGTCTGCATCGTATACAATTAATTCTTCCATTTTAATTTCTTTTATGCGTTTTCCCAGTCAAGAACCAATTGCTCAAAGTCTAAAGCGTCATCAATTACACTAGATTGAACTAAAGGTGGGTCGTCTTCATAATCAAAGCCATCATTTATAAATCTATCATAGGACACTACAAGCGTTCTGTAACCATCGTAATATTCAACTTCAACATTATGGTCAAAATTAAATAGAATTGTTATTTCATTTGTTAAACTTATATCTTCTGGTTGCCTCATTTTAATTTCTTTTGTTACTACTTTATATATCTAAAGACTATGCTGTTTATTTTAACTTCCGTATTTAGCTTTTATTGAACCGCACACTTTTTCTGCTGTTTCCTTATCACCATAAGTTTTCATTTGGTCAATTATACATTGCTCCCACGGGTACGACTCTAAACTAATTTTTGTTGAATATACATCTTTTTTGGTGTTATAACCAAATTCTTTTAACATTTTTGCATCTAATAACGCTCTATAATACTTTACTTTCATCTGGTCTAGCTCAACTTTTTCCAACTCTATTTCTTCATCATTTTCAGCTTCGGCTTGTGATTCCTCAATAGCTTCTACTTCACCATCCCACTCTATTAGCACCCCATCAAAGACTTCTAAATTCACACCTTGTTGTGTTGTGTACTTTCCATTAGCTAGTTCTGTCGGTAAACCTTCATCGTCAATAGCAATTACCGTTGTGCCAGATTGAAAAGCGTCATCTTCTGTTGCTATAACAACCCCATTATCTAGTGTAATTTCTGAATAGAACTTTCGTTTAATGCTAAACCACAGTTTTTTTAAGTTCTTTTTAAAGTTTGGGGTCTTTACTTTAACGCTCATTTCTTCTACCTTATCAATAAAGTAGCCTTCAATAGATAGCCCACGAATAGCCCCATCTTTAACTTGTGACCATAAGTCATCGTTTTCCACTTTCATACGGACGCACCAGCTACCTTCTGGTAAATTTAAACCATAGTGTTTAGACTTATCCATTTCGGGGTCTGTAACAATCCATGACTCAACAACGTGAACATCTTCCACAGCTACTTCATGTTCTAT